CATGATCCGCCCCATCGCCTCTTCCAGGTATGAAGGAGAACTTATCCCTAAGCCCTTTTTAAACCCTTCCCATAGCGCGTTTGCCGCGTCCCTCGCCGCACGAGCAAGGTTACGAGCGGCCCTGGAGATCGTGTCCCTCAGGTTCATCAGGGAGTCCCAAACAAGCGACCCCAACCCGGATACAATACCCATAAATGCATTTACAGCAGCGGTTGCAATCCCTCCCATAGTAGATGCTAATGTTGTGCTTATCTGCATGATCCGCCCAGGGAGTTGCACGATGAACCCCCATACCCGGCCGGGCAACTCAGAAAAAAATCTTAGTGTTTCAGTTATCGCGTTGCTGACAAGAAAGATCATCCGTTCCCGCATGGTTGTAAAATGCGTTACGACCCCGGTCTTGAGCGTTTCGAGAAATGCGCTGATTCGTTCGGGCAATGTCTTAAACCACTCAATCGCACCTGTGATTCCCTCGATGACGAGCCTGAGCATCGTGCCGATACCAAAACCGATCCAGTACGGAATTGTTTGTGTGGCAAGCTCCGTCAGGTATTCCCCGATACGTTGAGGTAGTGAGGCAAACCACTGGACGGTATCCTCGACCCACGCGGCAATCCCGGCGCCCATGTTTACAAAAAATGTCTTGACGCCCTCCCACAGCCCGAGGAAAAATGCTTTGACCGTTTCCCAATGCTTCACCAGAAAGTATGCTCCCGCTGCTACGGCGGCCACTGCGGCGATGATCAGGCCGATGGGACCAAGCAGGACAGCAAAGACGGCCTTAAGGCCAAGCATAACCTTGGCCAGTAACCCGGCCTTGGTCGCGGTGCCGAGCAGAAATACCTTTGCTCCGGCAAAAGCGGTCTTTATCGCGGTGACGCCGGCCGCAATTTGCGCCACAGCGCCAAACAGAAAGCCTAGGCCCATAAGCAGTGGGCCAACGGCAGCGGCGAGGCCGCCGACAATTATTATCAATCGCTTTGTTTCGTCGTCCATATCCGCAAACCGCTTTAATAGCGGAATCAGTATTTCCATAAGACTGCCCAGCGTTGGTAGAAGAATGTCCCCGATAGTCTGGCCGGCGACTTCCAGGGCTGTGATCATCTGCTGCCACGTGAAACCTGCTTCATTTACGCCTTCAGTGACTTCTGCAAATGCCTCGTCAGTAGTTCCGGCATAGCCTTGCATATCGAGTAGCCGCTGGCTAAAGATATCTGCCTGGCCGCCGGTGAGCGCCAGGACCCCGACACCGGCTTCAACCTGCCCCCACAGCCCGGCGAGCTGTTCTTTGTTACCGCCGGTCTGAGCGGCCAGGCCCTGGAGTACTCCCTGCAGCCCCAGTGACTCAAGCGCCAGTGTACCGGATTCATACCCCATAGCGGCCAGGGCAGCCTGCATTTCCTTTGACGGGTCCATCAGGCCCTGGAGGACGCCGCGAAGCTGCGTGGACACTTCCGCCGCACTACCCGTGACACCGGTCAAAGTCGCCATCGTCGCGAACAGATCTTCCATGCTGACCCCCATCGCGGAGGCAAGAGGGGTGACTCTACCGATAGAGCCGGCCAGCTCTGGGAAGGTCGTCTGCCCTAACCTTACTGTCAGCAGCGCCAGGTCACCGGCCTTCGCCACCGCTTCCGCTGACGTATCCCCATACCCCTTTGTCACTGCGGAAGTAAGCGCAATGGCCTCCTCGGTGGTGGCCATACCCGCGGCTGCGGCACGAGTATTTATCTCAAGAATGTTAGCCGTATCAGCCGTATCACCGAAAGCGGAAATAACCTGGTACAGACCGCGGGCCAAGTCCCCGGTCCGCCTGCCGGTTTCAATGGCCATGTCCTGAACTGCCGTTTTTAGCTCCTCTACCCGCTGCGTGTTGCCGGGTATTAGAGTCGCTACGTCCGCCATCGCAGCGTTGAAGGTCATAGCTGTATGTGTTGCCGCCGTTGCTATCCCGACAATAGGCAGGGTGACTCCCATGGTCAGGGACTGCCCCATGCCGGATAAACGATCGCCTATAGCCTGGAATCCTTCGAAACGCTTCTCCGTCGCTTTGATCTGCGCTTCGGCGTCACTTAAGCCTTGTCTGAGCTCGTCCATTCTGACGCTTATCCGTACCCATAAATCACCAACGTTCACAGTCAATCACCACCCTGTCCCGCCGAGCAGCGGTTATTTCCAACTCATCAGCTCATTTATCGTCAGCCGCTCATAGGATTTTGCTCTGTGCTCTGTGCCTGAATGTATTTTGATATGCACCTCGGATAGTGCAACGAGACGCCGGGGCGTACACCGCCAAAATTCAGGATCACTCATGTTCAACGTCACTGTGCCCAAGTAGTACAGCCATGGCCAATCCCACCCGCCGCCTACTCCGGCGGGTGGCTTAAGTTTTTTTCGTTTTTTCCAGGGCTAGGCATCGATTGAGTCAGCGCTTTGTTTACAAGCTCTACCATTCCTTCTAGATTCGCAAGGCCAAGGAGTTTGCCCACGTCCTTAGGTGTCAAGTTCTCATCATCATGCAGCAGCCCGGCCCAAATTACATCTCGGAGAGCCTTGACTTTCCCCTTCCCCAGCGCATCAAATACAGTGTCTAAACTGCCGTACTCCTCCTCCAGGCTGGCAAATGCATTAAGGTCAAACAACAGCCTGCGCTCCTTGTCCAAAACTACATCTACAAATTTAGGCCGAATATCAATCAAGTTGCTCAAAAATATCCCTCCAAAGTTTTAGGGGACAGCCGTAACCGCCGCCCCCTATCCTAATCAAATCGGATATTTAAAGCTTTAAGCAATCGGTGTCGCTGTTTCGTTAATCATTATATCGAACCAGCTGCTGTTGCTGATGGCAGGTATTGCAACGCCCTTGAAACTGACCATACTAAAGCTGCCATCCGCGCCCTGCGCCTCGAAACTCGGCGCCTCGGTAGCTCTTACCTTGTAAAGCACTATATGCGCATCTCCTGCCCCAGTGCCGGTATACAGCCAGCGACCCTGGATTCGGAAATAACCCGGCATGGCGTCCGTTCCTCTTAGCGCATAAGTTTGACGCTGATTGGGCGTGGTCCCGGTAAGCGTTACAGCTCCGCCCATTATGACCCGTATTGCGTCAAGTGACAGTTCAGAGCACTCAATTTCTGTTTCAACCTTGGTTACTTTGCTCCAGACGTCCAGCAGCATGTTATCACCGAACAGTTCCTTGCTTTCCATCACGGGTGTAAGCCCGATCTTCACGATGCCCGGCAGATCGATTGAGGCGCCGTACGTCGGAGCACCTCCGGTATCAGCGGTCAGGGGCGATATTCTCGCGTCCTGGAGCTCAAGAATTCGTACAATCCTGGTTAGAGACATTCAATTCACCTCCATATTTTTAGAGTTCGAAAACGCCTACGGTTACTGAAGTGACACCGGAATAAGTAACTGCGACCATACCGGCGTCGTTGTTGAACCTCTCGATCGGGAAGGGACCGATCATCCGCTCCCCGCCGTTAGGCACGACAACAGCCAGATCGTGCTGAAATCCGAAGTTGCAGGTTCTGGCCGAAACGATTGTTGCTGTTATACTTGCCCCGCCGGCGTTCCTGACGTGGAGCATCACCCTGCCGTTATTGGCAAACGTATTGCCGCCGCCGGCCGCCGCAACATAAGTCGGGCCTATGCCGGCAGGGGTAATATCCTGAAGCGTTAAAACTGCCATAACATCAGCCTCCTAATCCCTATTTGTCCAGACGCTCAAATTAAACACAAAAAAAGAGCGTCCTGCACTCTCATCGCCTAACCCTTCTCTCTGCAACGACTGGGGCGGCTGCATCGCCTGCGCCACCATCCTCCGGCCGGTCGGCGCCTGAATAAATCTGCCTCTTTTGCCACCATCTAGCAGATTATATATCCGCCAGATCCGCTCATACGCTGCCCGGTAGCTAATGTCCCGTACCAGCACCTGGACAGTCATCCGCACATCAGGCAGAGGCAGGTCCTGAGGAAAACCACCCGTAGGGAATAGCACTACGACGTTCCCCGGACTGGCCGGAACCTGGCCTAAAAAAATATCTGCGCCGATAGTGCCGATGCCGCCGAGCTCCAGAATTTGCGCTATGTCTCTAATCAGCACACGAGCATCACTCCTTTGCCAGGGTCTGCTTAATGGCGGTTCCTATGGTGGTTTCGTAGCGAGCGATGTTTTCTTTGTACGGGTCTTCCAGGAATTTGGCCTTGCCGCCCCTGGGATGGTTAAAGTCCAGACGCTCGTGCTGCACCCTGGCATAGACGAGGTTGTATCCTACCGTCACATAGACTTTTTCCCCTTCCTGCTGCACCGGCGATACTGAGCAATTCGCCCTTAGGTCGCCGGTTTCAATCGGGGCCTGCTCTGCACTTTTGCGCTGAAGGTCGCTTCCACAAACACCCAAGGCCCGAGTTGCGGCTTTTTTCGTTACAGACAGTGCCTTATTGCCACGCCATATTAATTCCGCCATCAGCAAGCCGCCTCCCGGTAAACCGTGTTGCCGTCCAGATCGGTCGCTTCCGCGACGGTGATTATCGGCCACTCTCTGCCGCCGTATTCCATCAAGTCTCCCGGCTGCACCGCTTCCAGGCAGAAGAAAAGGGCCTCGGAAATTACTTCCTGGCCCTGCCTGTTTCTTACCAGCTTTCTTTTGCCTTCCCAGCGTATCTTAACAACCTGACTCGTGGTGATTGGCTCCCCGTATTCATTTAAGCTCGTGACCCGTTTCCAAGTGGCGGACTGGTTTAAGTAGTCAGTGATCACCTTATCGACACCACCCCCGCCAGAAATGGTTTGAGCAATTCCAGCGCCTCACCGGAGAGCAGTTTCCGCGCAGCACGGTACTCTTCACTTACGCTGCCAAAATTGACCCGGATAACGTTTTGTTCCTGGGCTTTTGTTCGGGCACTGTTACCGTGTACTATCAGGGCAAGCGCTTCCTCGCATTGCGCGGATTTAACCGCTTCCGGGATCCCGGTATCACTATTAAAGCCAATTACTCCGATTCTGTTTAGCACAGGCATAACGCGCGGGAAAGCAAGCAGCTGGACGTTGTCTGTTTTCTCACCCTTAAATGCCAGCCGGTTCATTCGTTTGCAGGCCTCTTTAAGGGCTATTTCTTTTGTGACGGTTGTTGCACTGTTCCACCCGTCAGCATAAAGCTTATCGGTGAAATAGTTATTAGCTTCAGTGAGAGTGATATAGCTGTTTTGCCCAACTACAATCGCCATCTGCTTTCCCCTCCAAGTGACGAGGGAGGCAGGCAAAGGCTCGGCTTGCCTCCGTCAACTATGTCGTTATACCCGGTGCCTGAACTGCACGATCCGTATAGCTTTGTTCTCCCAGACACGCAGCCAGTTGGTTGCTGTAGCAAGTTCGGCGTTCGTCGGCGAAGAACCTGCTACGGCAGCCGATGTAAACCGCACACCGCGCGGATGCATGACAAAGGTTTTGCGGCTGACTAGACGATCATCGCCAGCCAGGGCGCTGCGCTCGGTTTCCGTCGGTATGAATCCTACAGGATTGCCGTTACCGTAAGCAATCGCGCCCGTGCCAAAGATGTAACTGGTGGTGTTGATCCCGCCCGCTACAGTTGCCACAGGCAGCGAGTCATCGACAATGATATTGCGGCCCATAAACTGCTTCATCCCGGCCTGTTGCTCAGACGGCGGCACGAAGGTTATTAGGTTCAGCCGTGCCAGCGCCGCCTCGGTTTGGCTGTGGATGGCGATAGCGGTAAGCTGGTCTTTGGCGTCACCCAACCTTTGCACGGCGTCGATGAAGTTGGTGGCAGTAAAACGGTGACCATCAGCCGTAGCAGTCGCATCAACAGGCTGAATGTTATGCACGTTTCCGCTCATGCTGGCGGCTAAAAATACGCCAGTCAACGTATCAATAAGCGCCGTCTGCATCTGCCTGGCCCAGTAGGCCGCTACAAAGTCGGCGATTGCGGCAAGCGGGTCATCGCCGGACAGGTTAGACGCTAAATCGTTAACAGCCCAACCGTCCCCTCTCCTTAAAATTACCGCTATGTCTTGATCCGCCACAATTTTTTTAATCGTTAGCGGCACGGAATCGCTAAGCACTTGATCTGTGCCAGTCAGGTCATTCCAGAACGGCATATTGATTGTTCTTGCCCCTACGCTGGCAAGCTGATCAAAGTCCGCTCCGGTAGACAAAATGCCGCTACGGAAAAGCGCCGATTGTGCCATCGTGCGCCGCACTACATAGTCATTAAACACACTCGGGACAATAATGTCCGCAATCCTTACAGTCATTTAAAACCACTCTCCTTAAGTTTATTTCGCCTCGGCCATCAGTCTTTGCGCCAAGGCAGGGTTATCCTTGACTATCTGCGCCTGTTTCGTAAGATTGAACGTTTCACGCTTCCACGGATTAATTTCGCCGCCGCCGGCACCGGGCGGGTTTGTGCCGCCACCTACGGGTTTCCCTGTGGCGCCAAGCGCTTTCTTCAATTCCTCAGCATCTTGCTTGATTTCCTCAACAGTTGCTCCCTTGACCCGATTCGCCCAAGTTTTGGATAAGCCCAACTCTTCCAGGATAGCCAGCTTGTCGATTTCCAACTTAAGGTTCGCTGCCTGCTGCTCGTGTTTAGCTTTTTCCCGTTCGGCTTCTTCCAGTTTGCTCTTGAGCTTCTCAGTCTCAGTCATCTGAGCATCTTTGAGTTTCTGGTACTCCTCCGCAGCTTTTTTTAGGTCTGCGTAGTCTTTGGTTTTTTCCCGTTCCCGCTGCAGCCTGTCAGCAATAATCGCGTCAAGTTCGGCTTGCGTGAACGTCTTATCCGGCTGTTTGCTGCCTTGATTGCCCTGGCCGCCGTCACCAGGTGTTTGGTTGCCTTGGTTTTTGTTCTCGTCACTCATTTTGATATACTCCTTTCCGCGCTTAACCGGTGCGCGTGGCCGTAATATTTCGCATAAGAAAACCGCCTCGACTTGGGTCTTGGCGGCTTGCCTTAATTTTGTATACTTGCTGTTAGTCTTTAATGCGCTACTACATCAATTTCCGTTACAGCTTCTTTGATGGGTTTTCCATTCAGCAGGAACTTGCTAAGAAATTCTTCAATGCTTGAGAATGTTTGTTCTGTCTCTTGTTTAAAGCTTTCCGCAATATTTACCTTTTCTCCATCATAGTCCAGAGAATATTCCCTGTCGTCATATTTGAAAATTATTTCGCCCACGATATCAATATCTGTAATAAACTCGCCCACGTTGCTGTATTTATCAAAAGTTATCATACGCATCAATCCCCTTATAAATCATTTACCAATTCTATTTCCAGAGCAGTAGGCTTGCGCCATTTCTTTGTTCGCTTTCCATCAATCCACTCATGAACATGTAATGTTTCATGACTCCAAGGTTTATTATGGTCTGTCAGATCGATGTCTAATCTCGCGTTGCCATCATGGCCAAAATACCTTCTCTGTATAATCTTGCCGCTTTCATGTTTTAAATCCACCACAGCATCAGGAAATGCTTTTCTGGGGACACTTCTGCCCTCTATGGTTATTATACCAGTCTTGCTGTTAATATCAACCACTTTCCCAAGCTTCAAACTGTCGATATAAGCTTCATACTGCTTTATCATGCCGGCATCCCTACCAACCGGCCTTGTTCCTGCTTTTTCGTAAGTCTTTTTTAGGCGTTCTGCTGCTTTTACCTTTTCGACCATCGGCGCATTTTCGCTTAACAGCACCTCCCGCGCCCTTTTTCTATTGGTCGCAATCGTCACCTTGTCCCGCGCGTCCTTGTATGCCTGCATCTCCGCTTCACT